CGAAGAGTTACACTTTGGAATAAAAGTTCTACGTTTTGGTTTATGATTGCACCAGTTGCTCTACCAATTAGTGAATTGATATCTGGTTGACCTCCTAATGCATTTATTGCTGCTCCAGCAAGTCCAGCAGACAATCCTTTTTGTCCAGTTCCAGACTGAAGATTGTTTAGTCCTGCTTGAAGAGTGTCGTACACTGCACCAATAGCATCTCCAACACCACGACCTTGAATTATGTTCATTGCTGTTTCTGCTCCCACTGCAGCAAATCCACCAAATTTATCTTCACCCCAACCAGCAGCATTAGAATCACCTATGTTTTGAGGCATTGGTAAAAATATCGTTGCCTTTGGTTTTTGTAGATTATCAGACAAAGACTGCTCTGATGATGGTAGAGCAAGACTTTGACTATTTGGTCTACTTAAACCTGGTGCTTTATATTCGATAACATTTATTTTCAAATAATCTGTTTTATCAGATAAAACATTATACGGATATCTTAAAATGGGTATGGGTGTCGCCATTTATGGTCTTTTTTATCTATTTAGACGCATTACGCCAAAAGGAATGGAGCGAAGATCTTTTACTTCTTCCTGCCTCACAAGATGCAAAGAACCTCTGATTTCTGTCGTGGTATATTGTCTTGGTCCTGGCCAGTGAAAGTTGATTCCTTTGAATCCCCAAGTCTCAAGACTTGTTACTGCGACTAGTGGGTGAGCATCATATTTGAGACCTGGAGTTTTGGGTGCATAGAAGAACGTATAATATTTTCCAGCTTCTGGAGTAGTTGTTGTTTCTGTAAGCACTTCAAGTATCTCTAACATAAGATCTTCTGGATCTTCTACTCCCATTAACTTTTTTATGAGTGGTCTGATTCTATTTTTTGCGTTTTTCATACTCCTAGATCATCTTCCGTGAAAACTTTGAATTCCCATAAACGATCTTTACAAAATTCTTCTGCCGCTTTCCACTTTGCTTGATTTTTGGCGTACTCGTAAACTTCACTAATATATCTTTTAGTCTGTCTTTTTGGTTTTGCTGGAGGTATAGTTTGTTTTTTAGGTTTGATCTCAATCATATATCTTTTGATCGTTCCATCATTTTCTTTGACCTTGATAATAAAATCGGGAAAATAACGGTGCACCTTTCCATCAACTGGTGAACGATAAGGAATACATTTTTCTTCTGATGACCACTCCAATACGTTTTCTTTCATATCACAGTACACCATAAATTTTCTTTCCCACAAAGATCTATAAATGATGTTTGTGGGATCACCCTTGTATTTTTCTGGATAAGACGGTTTATATTTACCTTTATAGGACATCTAAATAACTATAATAAAAAACCTATATACGGTATTTAGAGTGCCTAGACCACGTAGAATATCCGACATAAAACCATTATTCTCTAATCTAGCTCAGAGTTCACATTTTCTAGTTAAATTTGGTGGACTATCACAAGAGCTTCTTACATATCTTCGAAGAAAGGGAGTAGATTCTCGTTTTGTAGCAGAAGATATTGGACTACTATGTTATACTGCATCATTGCCGACTTCCTATCTTGCTGCAGCAGAAATTACAAATCATATTGGTATTACTGAAAAATTTGCACATACAAGACTTTATACTCCAATAACTTTGGAGTTTTATGTTGATAAAAAATATAAAACGGTAAAGTTTCTAGAACATTGGATGGAGTTTATTGCAAGTGGTTCTCATAATAATATGGGACTTGCTGGAGAAAATCCACAGATCAATCAAAATATAACAAATTATTTTATAAGGATGCAATATCCACAATATTATAAAACAAATACGACAAAGATTTTTAAATTTGATAGAGATTATAAAAACTTTTTAGAATATAATTTCGTTGGATTATTCCCAATGAATTTCAGCACAATTCAAGTTGGATATAATGCGTCTAATATTCTAACTGCATCGATGACTTTCCAATATGATAGATATATTCCTGGAAAAACTTTTTCGTTGGATGAATTTTTAGGTGTATCAAATAATTATGATAGTACAACAAGACCATATAATAATGCATTATCAGTTCTTACTGCAGATGATGCAAAAAATCAGAATCTTACTTCTAATTTTACTGCGAACGCAGACTTCTTCTCTAGAACTGTTTTTGATGCCCCATTACTAAATGTTTCTCAAGTTGAATTCAGTGGAAACCTCAATCCTAGAGCAGATTCGAGTTGGAGTAGAAGACTATAATTCCAAATTCTATTCTAAATAAAATTACTGAAGTATTATAGGATATTATGCCTTTACCAAAGATTGCAACACCAACATATGAGTTGGAAATACCATCATTAAAAAAGACAATCAAGTATCGTCCATTTTTAGTCAAAGAAGAAAAGATCTTGATTCTTGCTCAAGAAAGTGAAGACCCAAAACAGATTACTGAAGCAGTAAAGACGGTTATTTCTGATTGTATTATTACTAGAGGAATCAAAGTAGATAAGTTATCAACATTTGATATTGAATATTTGTTTCTCAATATTCGCGGTAAGTCAGTAGGAGAGACAGTTGATGTTTTGATTACTTGTCCTGATGATATGGTAACACAAGTTCCTGTTACAATTAGTCTTGATGATATCAAAGTTGAAATTGATCCAAAACATTCTAGAGATATTGTTTTGGATGATAATCTAACTCTTCGTATGAGATATCCTTCCATTGAAGAATTTATCAAGAGTAATTTTACTGAAGATGATGTAAGTGTTGATGATACTTTTGATCTAATCTGCTCTTGTATTGAACAAGTTTATAATCAAGAAGAGTCTTGGAATTCTAGCGATTTTACTAAAAAAGAAATGAAAGAATTTATTGAACAATTGACTTCGAAGCAATTCAAAGAGGTTGAGAATTTTTTCAATACAATGCCTAAATTGTCTCACAAGATTAAGATCAAGAATCCAAATACAGAAGTTGAAACTGAAGTTGTTTTAGAAGGGTTATCGTCTTTTTTCGCGTAGGGATGGCGCATACTGATATTGCGTCATATTATAAAGTAAATTTTGCCTTGATGCAGCATCATAAATATAGCTTAACAGAGTTAGAAAATATGATCCCTTGGGAAAGAGAAGTTTACCTTTCTCTGCTCCAACAATACATTGAAGAAGAAAATCTCAAGGCGGGCGTAAATGGCTGAAATGGATCCTGTACAGATAGCACAGACTGGAGTAGATCCAGTTACAGGAACTCCTTTGTCCAAAGAGGTTCGTAAGGCTCTTTTTAGAAGGGCAACAGTATCTGGATCTATTTTTGGTCGTGGTGGTGCGTTAGTTCCTCAAAATCGTCTAGATGCATCTGCACTGACGCCTGCACCTCAATCACAACCATCGGCAGAATTGGTTCAATTGAATCAATCTGTCCAAGCAATTCGTACAGACGTTTCTGGACTAAACGGTGCCCTTACAAATATTGCAAAGGCACTTCAAGCAGATACTAATGCAGAAACAACAAGACTTACTACTGAACAAGAAGCAGAAAGAAAACTCACTGAACAGCAAATAAGACTTGGAAAAGAAAAGGATATAGAAAAAAGAATAGAAGCAAAAATTGTATCGCCAGTACAAAAATTAATACCTCAAGTTACTGGAATTTTTGATAGAGTAAAACAAGCACTTGGATATCTATTCCTTGGATGGTTAACAAATCAAAGTGTTGAAGCACTAAAAGCACAGTCTGATGGTGATTATCAAAAAGTTAATGATATAAAATCTAATATCCTCAAAAATGTTGCATTGGGCATTGGTGCAATCGCAGCAATGAAGTTTGGTTTTGGTGCAATAATTCGCGGAATTACTGGAATCACTGGAAAAATTTTAGGTCTTCTTGGAAAAGGAATTCTAAAACCATTCCAAGCACTTCGAAATATATTGCCTGGTGCTAGACCAGCTGCTGCGGCAGCGACGGCAGCGGGAGCGGGTGGTGGAATGTTGAAGAGCGCAACATCATTTGCTGGAAAGGCACTAACTGTTGCTGGGGGCATTATGGATGCTGCTAGTGGCCAAATTACTGATGCTGGATTGGCTGCTGGGGCTGCTTTTGCCCCTGGGGCACTTAAAATTCCTTTTGCTGCTCTTTATGGTGCTGATGCTATATCTGAAATGTTTGGTGGAAATTTA